CACTAAAGTTCTAGCCATGGTCCGTTGGGTTTACGACCAAGGATACGATTTTTTGATGAAATGCGATGATGATACATATGTTAGGCCCGCTGAACTCCTGGTCAGTGGATTTGAGAACTACGATTATGTCGGTTGTCAGTTTCGCACAACTCATTATCATCCATACACGTTCGCAGCCGGGGGATGCGGCTATTGGTTGAGCAGGAGAGCGATGAAGGCCGCGTTGGATTACGTTCCCTATAATGGCTACCGCGATACATCAGAAGATAGAGAAATGGGCAAGGTCATGTACAAAATGGGAATCAAAGCAGTTCATGACCCAGCTTATCTTGGGCCTGATCTTGTATTTTCTCCTGATCGTATTAAAAATCACATTTCGGTGTTTACTGATAGGATAGATCATCTTTACCAGATTCATAATTACTTATATCCATCGAGCATAATTCCAGAACAATTTCTTCCTGAACCGGAACGTCAAAAACTTGCACCTAAACCGCCTCGTAAACTTCGTCAAATTATGATCAGTGGTCGAATTGAGTTTATTCCAGAATAATGTTTTTATTCTTGGCGTGGCCTTCTCGGATAGCTTGCTTATGAGATTCAGAAAGAGGTTTGTTTTTATGACCTTCTGATTGGTTCTTACGTGCTTGTTCTGAGAGTTTTATTCCTTTAGGACCACCGAAACCTTCTTTACTGTACTTCTCTCTTTCTTTGGCGGATAACTGTCGAATTTTCTTTCCCCCCGTTCTTAGGGTTTCTTTTAATGAAGATTTTGTCGTACCTTTCATTTCTTGATAAAACCATTGTTTATCATTAAAACTACTGTAACGAATTTCTACTAAACGGCCCGTTTTGTCCTTGTATTGAAAATAATCTCCTTCTTGTTTTAAAAGTTCAAATTCAAGTTTTTCCAAGAACAAATGATAGAAATTTACAGGTTTTTCAGACTTGAGACATGATTTTCTGTGACCACCAAAGACTCCTTTTGTAACTTGAAGAAATTCCTTTCCACATTTATCACACGTATAATCCTGACATTTTTTGTTTTCAATATTGTTTCGTTCTGTCAAACGTTGTCTCTGTTTTTCTCTACGTTCTTCAGTCCAAAACTTGCTGAGTAATATTCTAGCTTGTTTCTTAGCTTCGGCGTAAGCAAGACTTATTTTGGTGAGCAAATCTTCGGATAGAATGTCTTTGTTTAGAACGCCACTTATTCCAACCATGTTGTAGAAAGCAAATATCAATTCTTTCTTTTTTGGGAAAGTCTTATACAAATAGTAATGAGAAATGAGATGATCGGCGGGATGAAAAGATTTTGCGTTCCATGGATATTTTTTCAAATTCCTAAATTCAGGGAACATGCAACTCGGAAGAATGTGATGCAACTCTCTGATTTCGTTGCTATTTGCGGAAGGAGTAGTTTCGATGTAATGCAAATAGTCTTGCAACCAGGATACCTCAGGATTTTTCTGCAACAACAAAGCTGTGATTTTTTCCAAAAAATTATGACTTCCTTTAGGGCAAAACGATATCCTTCGCTAACAAATAGAAAGTTTAAAACTTTCCTCTTCATTAGTGAAACTTAGCACGGCAACTAAAGTTCTTGCCAACCAACCAAACGGAAGGCTGAATTGGGAACCGGGCAAATCAAAAGTTTCAATTCAAGTAACACAGTTGAATTTTGGGAGGCATACAAATGTCCTTGAAATTGATCTCGACCAAATAGGGATCCTTCTTGGAGTAATCCAAGATGAAAAACTTTCTCTGATTGACTTGAACCCTGAGATGGGAACAAGGCGGAACCCGAGAGGGACCGTGAGAGACTAAGCGAGAAAGCCCCAGAAATGGGTGATGCGATAGTCCGAGCGTTACGGGAATAAAGAACCGTAAGAGATAGGCAGAAATGACCTGTCTCAATCACGTAAGTGATTGATAACAAATCTGATATGGGTCAGAACGATTCGTTCAACTGTACGCCTGATGTTGTTCTAACGGGAGATCCCGGAACTGACCAGGGCAACCTAAGCTCTGCTGGCTATCTAGGCGGCAGAATTATGGCCCTGAAGAATCCTGGAACGAATGTTAGCGGCACCGTCATCGTACCGTGTGACAGCGCGTCTCAAAACCCATTCGCAACGTTGCTGAATGGCCCCGGTGAGTTTGCCGGCGCTATCAGCCCGTCTGGTTCCAAGAAAGCCCCTGTAGTCCGTGCACTATGGCAGGGTATCGTGGACTCCCAGGCGTATGACGCCACCGAGACTTATGTCGTTGGCGCTTACCTCTATTGTGGTGAGGCTGCTGCTAGTCTCGCTGGCTACTACGTTCCTGCAACTGGAACGAAAGGTGCTACCAGCGTGGCTGTCGGTATCTGCACCCACATTCCAACCGCTGCTGAGCCTTGGCTTGGCGTAGCGTCGTTGCTATAAGGTGAGAGGATAAAGGAGAAAATAATATGCCTACACTTTCCCGTACACAGCAACAGACAGCAATGCTAGGTCAGTTGCTCAAGACCGCAGGTGGCCGCAATAAGTTGGCGGCTTCTCTCGGACCGTCCCTCCGTCGGCGTAGAGACTACATGTCAATTGCTCGTAAGAGCTTGATGGTAGAGACTTTACCTGATGGCGCACTTCCGATTTATGACAAGGAATTTGACACGTCTGCTGTCACCGTGGGCACGACCCCTGGTGGCTCCTTCGTGGAAGCCTTTGTCGTAGGTGAGGAAGGCGGCGACGTCGTCCGTGTCACCAAACCGAAGCGCGTCACGGTCCCGACTTTTGAGATCGTGTCCAATCCTATGATTCCAATCACACAAATCAAAGAAAGACGCTTTGATTTGGTCGCCCGTTCATTGAACTTGGCTAAGGCTGAGGTCGGTGCGCAGGAAGACGGATATGTGTTCGGACTATTCGATGGCATCGCCGTCGCAGCCAACGCTGCTACAGCTGTCACCGGCTACTTCGACCCAGTCTATAACAAGGATCTTACCATCTCTTCCCCTGTGGACATCAATTCCATGGCAGACAGTTTTGGTCAGGTTCAGCGCCACGACTTGTCCGTTGCGTTCATTTTCTTCAATCCCCGTGACTACACGGATTTGCTGAAGTGGACCCAGCAGAACATAGACCGTGAGACGCAGCGCAAGATGCTGAAGACCGGCGTGATGGGCTACCTCTGGGGAGCCACTCTGCTACAGTCTCGTAAGGTCGGCTACGGCACGATCTACGTCCTGGCAGATGCGGAATTCCTAGGCGTAATTCCTGAGCGTATTCCGTTGACAGTAATGTCAGCGGACCGCCCGGACCTTCGTCAGATCGGTTTCTCGATCTTCGAGGATCTCGGATTTCTGGTATTCAACCCATCTGGCGTGCAGCGCCTACAGGTCACCGGACGCGCAGGCAACCCTGGAGAGGGTGGAGACGGCACTTACTAATCTCTGCTTGATCTAGTTGTAGCACTTAACCAAGGGAGAGGTTCGACCCAAACGGGTTGGATCTCTCCCTTTTGCTTTTCTCAAAGTATTAGTAGATGGAAGGAGAACTCATTGGTTTTCTACACTTACATGTGGCTCCGCGAAGACGGAACACCCTATTATGTGGGAAAAGGTTCGGGGAAGCGGGCCTTCATAAGGAATAACCATCTTTGCAATCCTCCGAAGGATAGAAGCCGGATAATCTTGCAGGAATGGCCTTCAGAAGCTGAAGCAATAGAAGGTGAAAAATTCCTCATCTCTTTTTATGGCAAGAAAGAAGCGGGTGGTCTACTCCATAATTTCACAGATGGCGGGGATGGAATTTCCGGATGGCACCATACACAAGAAGTACGGGAAAGAATACGTCGGGCTAACTTCGGAAATCGACATAGCGAGGGTCACAAGAATCATATCGTTCCGCATGCTACCGTTACTAGATTAAAGATGTCAGCATCTCACATTGGTCTAAAGGATTCTATTGAAACGCGGCGTAAGAAATCATTATCTGCCCAGAAACGACACGAAAAAGCTAGGATATTCGCAAAAAGGGGATAGTAATAGATGCAAAAACACTACGTCAGCAAAACTACCATCAATATGGCAAATTACGAATTGTACATTCGTTCCGGGGACATCCTAGTCCACGATCCCTCTAACAACAACAAGTTGACTGTGTATCGTAACGGTTCGATCGTTAAGATCATCCAGCAAACCCCGCTGGGAATCGCTGTAATGATCAAGAACGGTTTCATCGAACCAATCAGCGCCCCTACACCAGCGCCCGCTCCCCAGGCTCCTGTCTCTCCTCCCGCAAAGAAGGTTGTGGTTGAAGTGCCCAAGAAGAAAGTTAGTGTTGAAAAAGGGACAGTAATTGCTTTTACTGAAGAAGCAGCAGAGGCTTTAAACATTCCTCGTGGTAAAGTAGTTCCAGCCACAATTACTAGAGAATCAATTGTATCAGAAGTTGGAACGCCTGAAGCTGCTGAAGACATCAAAGTGGGCCAATTTAAGACCTTTGAATCTGGAACGGCTCTGGTAGACGACTTCAAGAAGCGTCGTGCAAAGAAAAAGCTCGATATCAAAGATTCCACTATATGAACTGAAGATTCTTAAGATGCGGTTTACGAGATTGAAGTTAGAGGACAGTCTCGGAATGAGCGACCGCGTCTACATCACAATCCCATTCTTCGCAACGTTCACGCCGATTACGAAGGTCGCGATTTCTGTCCCAGAATTAGTCACGCAAACCAATTCTTTCAGCGTACGACATCGTCCGAACTGTACGGCTACATTATTAGATTCTAATCCCAAGGAACTTTTTCTTCATTATCGAGTTCTATGTCAGGAATCTTATAGTGACCCAGCTGGTCATGACGTCCTTGTTCACTTTGATGTTTCTAAGGTTGAGGAGACCAAAAACGCTCAGGATCTAGACGTGAAGGTTTCTTGCAGTTGCCCCGCATTTCTGTATTGGGGAGCTCAGTGGAATCTGCATCAGCGGGATGGCTTGGAAGGTTCTCCCCGCCCGCTACTCACCGCGCCTACAGAACGGTTAGATCTTCGCTCGCACTTCGTAATCTGCAAGCACGCCAAGGCGGTGTTTGAGCGCATCCTCCCTGCTGTGCAGCACAACATCAATAACATTCTACGTGGGATTGAAGTCAAGAAAAAGAAAGAGGAAGTCCCTGAGACGCCTGAGCGGATACAGAAGGAACAAGAGAGGATGCGCAAACGGAAAGAGATTGAACGTATCCGCAAGGTCAAGAACAAAGAGGTCCAAAAGAAGATGATGGACGCTCTCCGCCAGGAAGAACAGAAGCGCCTTGAAGAAGAGTTCGAACAAGAGTTAGGTGAAGAAATTGAACAGGTGGTGCGCACCGAACCGGCTACCGAAGAACAAAAGGTAAAAGAAGCGCCTACTCCTGCAAAAGAGACGCCCGCGTGGATGCAACTCCCTTCCGCTTACCAGGCGAAACCACCGGCTGGTATGCCTAAGGAAGATCAAGAGGCTTTAACAGAGTTGATGAAGGTTGAAGAAGAGAAGCACGAAGAAGGTGAGCCGCATCTTCATCACGGGCTTCCCTATGAACCGGAAACCAAAGAGGAAGAATAATCGTGGAAGCTATAACTAATGGGCCGTTCACGAATCGTATTCAATTGATTGTTGACCCATTTTTTGGGCCATTCATTCAACCAGGAAGTCCTCCTGTCGATTTTGACCCAAGAGTTGATCTTGACGTCTATGTAGACGGCGTTCTTATTCCCGTTCAAACGTTTAATTATGATGCTCTAAACAATCGCTATTTGTTGTACATGGAACGAGCGTTTGATTTAAGCGGCTTCATTCAAATTATTTCTCACGTTCCAAATCCTCCATTTATGAGTGGTTCAGGAACGTTTCTTCCTGGAGATTCAGGTAGTGGATTTTCACCAGCCATTTTTCCAGCCGCCGCGACAACAACTTCATTTATATCCCATCCGACAAGTGGCAGCTTTGGGGAGACAGCTTCATTTACCGCAAGTGTAGTAGGTCAAGTCCAAGTTATGAATACGTCTCTTCATAGTGCCGGAAATAATTATCTTGTGGGAGATACCGGATACCTTAATGCCGGAAATCACGGTGCTTTTTACAAAATAGATTCAGTTGCGGTTTTGTCTAGCGTCTCTCTAAAAGATTCCTCAAGCACTGGCACCACCTACGGGAGTTCCCCTCAATCAGCGACTTTGCCCGCTAATTTTGCTCCAAACGCGGGCGACTTGCTCGTCGCAGTGCTTATGTACACCTCCCAAACGCTGTCGGGCGGCCAGTATGAGCCTGCTCGCAGTGTCACTGATGATGTGGGAAACGTTTGGGTAGAGGCGCTTCATCTTTTTAATCCCAATGGTGCCCCCGTCGGTTACATACCACCACCACCTGCGGGTGAAGCTATCTCCATCTGGTATTGTTTGTCCGCTAAGGCTTCTCTTCCTACGTTGACATTTACAGTCACCGGAGCAAATCAGAACTATGCCCTTGGTTGTGGTTATGCTGATTACACAGGGATCACTGCGATTGGTGTGGACACTACAAATACCGGATCATATGGGTATCCGGATGTATTAAACAATCCTTCGATCTCCCTCACTACCAGTACCAAGGACTACATCTTAGCGGTGTTCGGAGAATCAGGTGGAGCCGGAGTAGGCGTTGTCGTTCCTTCAGCGGGGTTTACTAATAGCTTCTCGGGCGGCGGAGGACATTGGTCCTTTGCCGTCACGTATAAGGCAAACACCTCGCCGGGTTCTTATTCTCCCGGTATAACGGGTAATTTTGCCGACAACTGGATGGTCGCCGCCGTGGCATTTAACTTTGTCGGAGCTGGGTCGGTGCTCACGTATCATCTGACCTCTTACGGCAGCAGCTATTCTAGCGGGACAAACGTTGCAACTGTGGACAGCGGAACGCAGCCGGGCATTTGTTCCGGGTTTACAGTGGATATCAACAGCATTAGCAATCTAACTGGAAATGTAGAATTTTCGGATGAAAGTTCTCCCCCTGTTTTATTGGCAACTACAACTCTAGATGGCAGCGGGCATGCACAATTCAGCACAACATCTTTGTCAGTAGGATTGCACGAAATCAGAGTGGATTATCAGGGGGACTCAAATTATGATGCTAGTTTCGCCTTTGTACCCTACACAGTTTATGCCCCATCGCTACAAGTGGGTGGCTTTGGTCTTATAGCTTCTTACAGTTCAACGGGAGACGAAACTCTCGCTCCACAAGTCAGTCTGAGCGCAATACCTTCTGTTGCATCTATTGGAGAGTCTATCACCTTGGTTTGCAGTACTTTAAATGTTGCAAATATCAGTCTCATAAGCAACGATTCTCCTCCAACTGTTGATACAGGGATCATTCCAACATCAGGGTTTGGAATTCTTACGGTTGGCAGTGGGTTTGCTTCTACGGTCACCATAACGTTGGAAGCCTTCGACATAGACGATAATCCGATTATCATTGGAGTCACGCCGTTGACGGCATCTGTTATGGTTACAATCGTATAACTACTGCACCCTATTATGAAGTCCCCCTATCGATAGGAGTGCACTATGAGTAAGAAAATCGCAGCTGTAGACGCTGAGAATATGAATCAGATCTATTCCTCAGAATATTCTCGCATTGCAAAAAGAGAGAAAGTCGCTGACCTGGTTGTGGAGAAGGATCTAGCTCGCTCCGCAGACCCGCAAGCCTTCAAGGATCACGACGAGTACCTCGCTGTCCTTGAGGAAGTCATCAAGGAAGATAAGAAGTCCGAAGGTAGCTTCGACCAGAATGACGTTGTTCTTGACTAAGAGGGAAAGATGAAGTTAGCCGCGTCAATTTTCAGCTCGATCGTCGAGCCGGAAAAGAAAACGGCGGATCTAAGCAAATTTTCCCATCTGATTGTCGCGGGCGACATCGTCGAAAGCACTGACGGATCGTTGTTCCGAGTAGCGTCAAAGGTTGTTGGGCCTGATGGCTTCAAATTCAAGCTAGCAAACCTCGCTGGGAAACCTGTTCAGACACCCGCTGGGTTCCATCCAATTAGCCCTGCCCTGGCACATTTTGCAGGGTGGATGCGATTTGTACTAGCCTATGGTGCCAATTTTGATTTAGGTATTAAAGCAATTATAGAACAAGCATTTGGAACGGAAGCAGTAGACAAAGATATAGATTGGACAAGCTGGCTTCGTAATAAATACAGAAGTGTTGCTAAGAATCCTGACGATGTTGATGATGCCGTACAAGAGGTTATTTTCAATTTTATTCGTCGTAGAGATATTGCTAAATTTCCTGAGGCAATAAAAAAATTTCCTCCTGTTGTACAAAAACTCCCTCTAGACAAACAGATTACAACTTATCTCCAAAGATTATTTGGAGAATACCGTAAGTCTGAAGCATATGAATACAGCAAAAAGAAAATTCAACGTCCAGAAGAAATGTCTACAGAACAAGAAAGTGAAAGTGGCGAGTACAACATCTTAGACACTGAAGAACATGCCACAGGTACTGAAGCTTTTACACAAATTGAAGCTGAGGTTGACATCGCTGCCTTTCGTACCGGCTTTGGTGACTGGCTAAAGACCAAGATGCGGGAAAAGACTGCTAATCAGTATCTCGCTCTG